AGCTTACACCCGAAGAAATATTAGACTACCTAAGAAAATCAAGGTCTGATGATCCACTTTTGACAGTAGAAGAAGTATTGCAAAAACATGAATCAATACTTGATGAATGGGCTGTAAAAAATCTTGGTGGTGAAGTGCCTGAAGATAATAAATACAGGGAAGTTGTATCAGGTGAAACAATCAAGGATAGACCTGAAATCAATCTGCTGCTTAGAAGAATAGAATCACCTAAAATTAAGGCTGTAGCTGTAGTTGAACCCCAGCGTTTAACTCGTGGTGATTTAGAGGACATAGGCAGGCTGATGAAGTTATTGAAGCACAGCAATACTTGGGTAATAACTCCACAGCATATCTATGATTTACGCAATGAATATGATTGGGATGCATTTGAAAGAGAATTAAAACGTGGTAATGACTACCTAGAATATACTAAGAAGATATTAAATCGTGGTAGATTGCTTTCTGTAAGCCAAGGGAACTACATAGGCTCTATTGCGCCTTATGGCTATACAAAAGCAACTGTAAATGAAGGCAATAAGAAATGCCCTACACTTGCTATTAATGAAGAGCAGGCAGATGTTGTCCGTATGATATTTGATATGTATGTGAATAAGGATATGGGAAGAACCAACATATGCCATAAGCTTGATGATATGGGTATCAAACCACCTAAAGGCAAGTTATGGTCACCTTTTGCACTCAAGGATATGCTTGAAAATGTTCACTATATCGGCAAAGTGAAATGGAACTGGCGCAAAACTATAAAGATAGTTGAAGATAGTGAGATTCTTGCTACTAGACCAAAATCCAAAATAGGTGAATATCTAATCTATGATGGCAAGCATGAAGCTATAATCTCTGAAGAACTATTCCAAAGGGCAAGAGATAAGCAAGGCAAAAATCATAGAGCAAAGCCAAAAACCAAAATAAGAAATCCACTTGCAGGCTTGCTTATTTGTCAGTGTGGCAGGGCTATGTCTTTAAGGACTTACAGGAAGAATGGCGAAGAAAGAGCAGATGCTAGATTGCTATGTGATGATCAGGTACATTGTGGCACTGGTTCTGTTGTATATGATGAAATGATAGAACATATAAGTGGCATATTGAGAGAATGTATAGAAGATTTTGAAGTGCGCCTTGAAAATGATGAAGGCAATTCTGTCAAGCTACACAACAACTTGATTAAAAGCCTTGAAAAGAAGAAAAAGGAACTTGAATCAAAGGAACTTGCACAATGGGAAGCACAGGCAAGCCCTGATCCAGCGCAAAGAATGCCTGCACATATCTTTAAGACCTTGAATGAAAAACTATTGAAGGAAAAAGAGGAAATCCAACAGGCACTTTGCAAAGCCTACGAATCTATGCCTGAACCTGTTGACTATGAAGAAAAGATTGTGAGTTTCAAAGAAGCACTGGATGCCTTGGAAAATCCAAATGTATCTGCTATTCAGAAGAACACCCTGCTTAAAAAGGTTATTGAAAGAATTGACTACAGAAGGGATAAACCTGAAAGAGTGAGAAGCACTGCAAAAAGAGTAACAATTAATGGAAAGAGAATAAGACCTAATGGCTTGAAAACAGGTGCAACTTGGACAAATCCACCATTTGAAGTTGATGTGAAATTGAAGGTGTAATTCTTTTACCATTTATTTCCATCATTAATGAGCATATGAGTTAGTACATCTATGTTGGATATAATTGGTAATATATGGAAATTATATTTTTTTGCTGACTATCTCCATCATATGTGTGCTTGTTCATATGTTCATATATGATGGAGTTAAGTGGCAGGCTTGATATGACAATGTTTAAGGGCAGGTATAACCTGCCCTTTTGCTTATTTATAAATTTTTTTCGTTGTCTTTGGTTGTTGTGATAACCATTAACCCATAACCATTATAATCCCAGCGCACCAAAATAACCTTATCATCACCTATTTCAAAACGTGTGTTTATAGTTACATACCCATACTCAAATGCTTTATCCCACTTTGATTTATTGTCTTTATATGTATCATCTGTCCATACTATTTCTTCTGAAGTGCATTCTCCGTATCTTTTGACTATAGTTTCTTTCACTTCCTGATACAAGCCATAATAGCTTTCAATTAGATATGATGTCTTATCAAATTCGCACCAAAACGAAACCAATTTATTTTTTATGCAGCAATATGTACACTCAATATCCATTTCCCAATAACTATTTTTAGTTCCTCTATAAGAAATATATTCTGTATCATCCATAGTGGGATTAAATGTTTCATATCTAGTTTCATTGTCTTTTATCTCTGCTGCTGCCATTCCAAAACGCATATTTTCAGGCAAAAATATATCTTCATATTTTGCTTCGCTATTTATTGCAGTAGTTTGTTCCTCTGTTGTTGTTTCTTTTTCTGTAGTTGTAGGTACTTCAGTTGTCGCATATTTATCTAAAATATTGCTGACAGCTTCACTTAATGTGCGCTTCTCTGTTTCTGTTGTGCTATTTTCCTGTGATAATTCACTTTCTTCTGTATATGGCTGGGAACATCCCACCATAGCAAAAGACATACACATCACCAGTGCTACTATCTTTCTGTGCTTCATACCTCAAATCTCCTTTGGTAAATTTTTACATTATTCTACAATAATATAGAAGAAAAGGCAATAAAAAATAAGGGCAAGCCGAAGCCTGCCCCTCTAATTTATGCTTTCTTTAATATTCCTTTTTTCGCCAACTTGACAAGTGCTGTGTTCTGTGCGCCTGTTCCTTTGTAGTTGCTGATACCATTCGCATTTGCTATTGGTGTTCTATTGAGATAGCCACCCCTATATTGTGCTGGCACACCAATTACAGTGAACACTATATCGATCTGACCTGAAGTGCCTGTATACTTTGGATAGTATGCGCTTGTAGAAGCTGTTGTAGTTTTAGAACCCACCTTCTTGAGCTTTCCACTTTTCGCAAGTGATTTGAGCTTGCTGTTCTGTTCGCCTGTTCCCTCGTAGTTGCTGATACCATTTGCTTCAGCTATCGGTTTTCTCTTTAAGTAGCCACCCCTATATTGTACTGGCACACCAATAGCTTCAAGGATTGCATCTAAGCTTGTTGAAGTACCTGTGTACTTTGGATAATATACACTTGTTGCAGTTGTAGGTTGCGTTGTTCCTGAAGCAATAGCACTTCCATTTTCAAGCACCATAACTGTGTGACTTCCTTCATTAACTATAATGTCACCACGTTTCAAATATTTGTCAGATGTGAGATACTTGGAAGCTGTCAACTTCTCATAATCACCTGATTTTACAAGCTCATTAACCATTGTTCTTGTGGTAAATCCATTGCTGCCATATGTAATGTTTGCGCCAGCTGCAATAACTGCAACATGAATCAATGAAGAGCAATCACATTCACACTTTACAACAATTTTTGAGCAATCAAATTTAACTGCTGTTGCCTGTGCATATAAAGTATTGCGCTGGCTTTGGTCATAACCTATATTGTCATTAGCACAGGCAGCTTCAACAAACTTTGCCGACTTCTCGGCAAGCTCTGCCTTCTTAGGTCTTAAAACACAATCCCAAGAAGCACTATACCATGATCTTGTGCATATCTCTTTTCCAGTTTGATCACCAGCAACACCACCTGTTGCTTTTCCATTTTCATCAATAGCTGCGTGTCCAATCTTAATTGCCATAACTATTTGCCCTCACTTTCTGTTTTTTCACTCTTAACTGTCTGTGTTCCAAAATAGAATGATATTACTACTGTAAAAATTGTTAAGAACTCTTGACCTGTAATTGTTCCCTGAATAGATAAAAAAGAAAAAACACCCACAAGAATGAGTGTTACAATGCTCTTTACATCTATTAACTTTGCAAGCTTTTCTTTCACCTTACTCACCTCTTTCCAAATCCTCAATCCTGTGATTAGCCACCTTGATTTTCTCTTCGCAAATTGCCTGCTTTTCCTCAAGGTTGTACACCCTCTCAATAACATTGTTGTGCTTCTCTACTCTCTTTGTCAGCTCGGTAATCTTATAATCTATCAAGCTTCTTGTTGTTGTTGCCTGATGATGACTATTAAGCAAACATACAATAATTGCCACAACTCCTGTTATTATTGCTGATAATACTGTTGAATCCATTTCTTTTATTCCCTTTCTTTTGTAAAAATATTAAACACCTATAACATAGCGCAAGACAAAGCTTGCATTGTCAAAGGTTATGCCATTCACTGTACCTGTAGCATTGTTATCTGCGTGACCAGTGATGTGTGTGTTGTTTACATACAAGTATTTAGTGGCTATTACAGCAAATTTATTGGCAGCCATAAAAAATGCATGTCCATATCCATTCATCTGATTCACAAATGCCTTTGGCACAAAGAATTGATGAAAATTTGTGTCTTGTACTGCGCCATTCGCATATCTGCTGAATGTAAGCACAATTCCATTTGGTTGACTAAGGATAGGCTCGGCTAATTCTGCCTTATGCGTTGCTGTCATGTACATACCACCTGACCACAATATTCTTCCTGTTCCACTGCTACCCTTGAATACAGGAATCCATTCTTGCCATTTGTTACTGTAATACAGCCTATCCCATATTTCCCTGTAACCAACAGAACACCTTGTCAGTACTTGCCTGACCTGTCCTGCTTCACCTTCTCTGACTACTTCAACACTTCCTGAAGCACTGCCACTTAATGGACTATTCAAGAGTGTGGTTGATACAGGGCTTGAAAAAATATAATAAGCAGGTTCTATCAAACCATCTAAATCATCACCAGTTTGCAAGGCTACAGGGTTTGTTATCAAATGCCCTAATGTTGATTTGATAGGAAGCGCAAATTCAATGCCATCTTCATCCTCGGACACCTTGCCGAATGCCAAGCCATGACCTGATGCATTAAAATCAAGCAATGTGAAGGCTGTTGGTATCTCTATGACCTTTCTGACAGTTCCAAAGAAGTCAGTTAATGATAGCCTTACATCATAAGAATAATTGACATCTAAAAAGCCTGTTTCACTTGTGAAGGCACTTGCTTCATCATATGAAGCACCACTTGTCAATAATGTCCATGTGCTTGCGCTCTGAAGCTTGTATTCTATTGAATAACTCTTTGTGTTCAGATTGTTCACTGGTGATACAGAAAAAATCAACTGCGTTTTCAGGTATGTACCTTCATAGTTTTCAGTACCATTCGCAAGACTTCTGACACCTTCAAATGCTTCTATTGTAGGTGGATGATAAGCAATAACTGTCACTGTTGAAGTTTTGCTTGCTGTCCTTCCCCTTGAATCCGTCACTGTAACCACCACAGATACAGTGCCACTTGAAGTCAGGAAGCCTGATGTGAATGATGCTGCTGTATAGGTCTTGCCTAAGATAACAGTTTTGTATGCCTTTATTGTGCTTGAATATGCCCCTGCTGAAGTGATTTTGACAGCCAATTTTGACTTATTTTGCACATACCCTTTGAACTGTGCATTGATACCTGAAACAGCTTCAGAAAGTGCCACAGAAGAGATTGTGGGTACTACTGAAGCAGGTACTGTCAGCTTGAATGACTTTGACACTGTACTGCCTATCTTTGTACTGCCATTGTAGGTTGTTACTGATACTGTAGCAGTTCCTGATGTGGCATTTGGTATTGCATTAAGCCATGTCAAAGGTATTGCATAGGATGCTGATGTTCCAGCACCTGTTGTTGTCTTTGAATAGCTGCCTATCTTCCATACAACTGTGTGCGTAAAGCTTGAAGCCTTCCTTGATATATTCACTGTGCAGGTATTTGTGCCATTTACAGCAACAGAAGCTGTCACAGATGATATTGTGGATGCTCTCGCTATAGTGTTGAATGTTCCAGTGCCTGATGCTGTTACTGTGCCATAATATGTGCCACTCAATGTGACATTAATGCCAGCCGAAGCAGAAAATGCACAGGTCTTTGTGCCATCAGAACCATGTGCCACATTCACTGTTTTTGTGAATATTGTCTTTGTCTGATTTCCTGACAATGATGCAGTAAAATCAAATGCGTACTTAGTGCCATTAATGGTCAGTGATCCTGATTTGGATGCACTTGAATTGATTGTGTAACTACTACCAGTTGAAACAAGTTGCACCTGCACTGTGACATTTGATGTATTATCTGCAATGCTTTGTGAATTGACAGACCATACAATTTTTAATTGATAGCCTGTCCTAATGCCTTTTGTAATAGTGCCTGAAGAAGCCATATTTCCCATCCTTTCTGTAATTGTTCAATATTTCTTCTTCAGTACACTAATAATTCTTTTGCCTATGACATTTTTTTGAAGCTTAGATTCTTATTGCTTCTTGGGATAAAAGCAAATGCGCCAAGCTGCAAACTGTTTGTATATTCGCCATCAGTGACATATAGCTTTCTATTGCTGAAATATGCAACCTCTGCATTATCCTGTAGAAATGATATTTTATCATGCGCAATCTGCAATTCTAGCTGATTGCCGACTTCTCCAAGAAGTATTTTGCCATCAACAAATCTGATATACTTCTTAATCTCTTCAAACTCGGCATCTGTACCTGCTACTACAGCATCCAAATCAGCTTGAAATGTAGTAAACTTCATTTCAAAATCTTCTGCTGTTTGGCTGAACTCTGTCTTTGTTTCGCTTATCAGCCTTTCTGTATCTCCTACAGTTGAATAGCTTTCAGATACTGTCATAAGAATTTCTTCAGCAGTTTTTGATATATCTGCATAGACATTTTCCTGCAATGCTATTATTGAATCTGATATGGCTGTTGTATCATTGACAGATTCCCACGTTGATGTATCTGCGTTGTATCGTTTCAATAATGGTGGCTCTACACTGGTATCAAGCCACATATAAGAAGTATCTTCAGGCTCTGTTGCGCTTTGAATTGCTGCATCCTTGCCCTTGTCACCCTTATCGCCTTTTTCGCCCTTTGTAGCATTAAGAAGTATATCTTTTTGCTTCTCGGTCAAGCTCTTGTAAGTTGCACCCATCACAAGTTTTGTTGCTTCAGGTTTCAAAAGCTCCCTTGTAAGCTTGCTTACAATGAAATTGCCATCAAGACCATGTGGCTTTGTTTCTACATTGACATACCTGCCGATTCTAAATGAATTGACATTGACAGGCTTGCCATCAATGGTTGCACCTGCAAGGTCTGCTGCTGTCACACTGATTGAAGCTGTAAACTGTGCCATATTGTCAATGTATTCCTGTGCCTTGCGCTTCAGGTTGTTTGGCTCTGTCACATCATCCCATATGTTTGTAGTGTAGATATAACCATGTGCTGCAACTCCGTCTGTGTTATACACATAATCAACACCATTATTCACATCAACTATAGTTAATCTTTCATCAGTATCATTGCCCTCTTCATCTTTAAGCTTTGCGCCATATGGCACTATAGTTGTATAAAATCCATCAGCTTTTGTCTGCTTTGATAAATCAAGTAGATTTTTGCCGAACTGAATCGGCTGGTTGCTGATAACTGTGAAATCTTCAAGATAGTCAATATAATTAATGCCATCTTCGTGCCTTGTCCACAGATAGCCCCCAAGTGTCTTGATAAGCTTATCGTCAATGCACTTCCATGTATTCTTACACTCTGAATCTGACCTTGTAATATAATCATTTGGATCAGTGACAGTGACCTTGCCTACAGTGAATTGTCTGCTGGCATCCACCTGTGCATTGTGATTTGCTATAAACTGCCTGAACAGTTCTTCAGGTGTTCCAGTAAAGCTCCAAGGTCTTTGAAGAGAATCATTTAAAAAAGCAAGCTCCCCTTCACAGGAAACTTGCTTTTCATTGTAGAAGCCTTCTTTTTCGTCATATACTCTGCCCCTGAACAATGGTTCTGATATGCCATCCTCATATATAGTGATTATTGACTTCATTTTGTGGATAAAATCAAAATGTGGATGGGTAGGGTATATTGTAAAATTGAAGCTTCCCACTTTGTTGACCTCTTGTGTACACTTGGGATTCACTATCTTGTAGCTGTCAAGGTTTGTGTCAAGCAGTGTGTAGTTGTCACTTTTAACTGTGATTCTCATTTACAAGCCCCCTTCTCTGTATGTGAAGGTGATGTTGCCTGTTCCTGTTACTGTCACAGTGTTTTCACCCTGTACAAGCTCAAGTTCAGGAATGATGAAAGTGCCTGCGCTGTATGTTCCTGAATAGCCATCAAATTCAATGGTCATTTCAGCATTGGTTGCAATGGTAGGCACTGCCTTCTTTCTACTATTTGATAAAATAATAGTGACACTACCATCAACTGGCTGTGCCACCACTGTTTCAACTTTCTTATACTTCCAAGGTTCGCAAGTACAAGATACCGATATAATACCGATATTTTTTTCATTTGTGAAAGGTGATACCTCAATTCTGCCTGAATAATAGTGGTCAGAATCTTCATCAAGTGATATATCCATTCTTCTTCCATGTAATGCATCCTGAACTTTTGAAAATACATCCATGAACTCTTCCTGTGGCACTATCGTTTTAAATTCAAACTCTAAAGGTCTTTGTCCATATTCCACATCTCCAAATGCTTCTGTGAAATCCAGTATCACACTTGAACCCTGAACTTCAACTTCTTTAGTTTTAATTTTTGGACTTCCAATCTCTTTTGAAATTCTAATCAACCCAAAATCTCGCCAAGAATGATAGTTGCCGAAGTTTACACCATTCAATATCACTGCCCCCTTTCTGTCAATGCGCTAATGTTTCCTAGTTCCGTATTCATAGCAGGTGCAAGCTCACCCACCAGCACATCACCATTCAGATATATGCGCTGTTGTGTCATAACTGCAATAAGCTGATTAAGTTTCTCGACTACAAGTGAAGAATCGGTTGAAATATTAGTGTTTGCCACTATATTTCCACTTTTGCTGTGTCCTGTGGAAGCCATTAAGTCAACCATATTTTCAACAGAACCGATTGCATCTTCTTGGTTGTCCTCAATACCCATTGCAATGCCTGATGGAATATATGCACCAACCTCTTTTGCAAAAAGCCTTGAAGGTGATTTGATCATTGCTTCTTTTTTTGTATGCAATGTTAAACGCTTAATCAAAGTTGAAGAAGAATCTAATACTGTCGAAGAACCTTCATCTATTCCTTTTGCAATGCCAGCTGCTACATTTTTTCCAAAAGTTTGAAATATCGAAAAGTTATACCCTGCAACAGTTGAATCCATTGCTTTTTGAATCCTTTGACTAACAGAAAATGATTTTTCTTCAAATGCTTCTGCCATTGTGTCAGGGATTTTCTCAGCAACTTTTTCATACTCTTTTTCACACTTAACAAGATAATCTTTTGCACTTTCAAGCTGTCTTTGATAGATTTTCGCTGTGCTTTCATCAGCACTTTTCATCATTTCTTCTAACAATTCAACTTCCTTTTGTGCATTCTGCCTTTGAAGGTCTAGCAAGTGTTTCTGTGTTTCCACATTCTCACTAGCATAATCTTGTGCTTCTCGATATGCTCTTCCTATTGTATCAAGCAATGCCACTGCTTCTTCTGTCTTGCCTTCTAGTAATAAGGTTTGCGCTTCTTCATAATCAGCCATTGTTTGGCAATACTGTTCAAAGATTCGCAAATCAGCTTCATAATCAGCTGCTTTACTATTTAACATTGCCTGTTCAGACTTCCAAGCTTCTTCCTTTTCAGTAAGTAAATCTCGTTGCGCTTCGATTTCACCCTTTACTCTTGAAATAGCTTGAGTGTTGCGACTTTCTGTGTAATACAGTAATTCTTTTTCAAGCTCTGCAATTTTCTTCTCGGCAGTTTCCTTCTGCTCTAAATACTCAAGCTTCTTCTTTTCAGCTTTCTCTTTCTGCTTATCCAACTCTAAGCTTGCTTCTGTCAGGTCATTTTGAGCAGCCTGAACATTGTTTATTGCTATTTGATATTTTTTTTCCTGCGCTGCAAGAAGTATCTCTGCTCTTTTTGAGAGAATAACATCATCAATGGCTGCTTTTAAGTCTTTATAGTTTGTGATCTGATTGCCTGTCATAGTGTATTCAGTGCCAAGTGCTGTATTTAATTCATTCAGAATAAAATCTGCCCTTGCCTTATCTGCATCTTGGACATTGCCTGATTCATCACATAAAGTTTGTAATTCTTTCCATAAAGCTTCAGTGTTTGAAATCTCTATTAATTCAGATTCAGCCTTTTTATCAATGGCAGCCATTTCATCTTGAATAGCTTGAAGTTTTTCTTCTCTTGCAATTCGATCTTCTTCAAGTCTTTCTTTTGTCCTTTCAAGCTGGCTTTCTTCTTCGCCAAATGCTTCTGTTAAAAGAACAACACCACCTGCCAATAGTCCAACTGCTGCGACCACTGCACCTATTGGGTTTGCATTCAGGACTGCATTGAAAGTTCCCCATGCACCTGAAGCACCTTGAACTGCTGTTGTTATATTATTAATAACCTTCATTGTTTTGATAGCACCTGTAGTTGTTGTTATAACAATTGCCAATGCTTCAAAATTATCAATAGCAAATTCCAATAAATCTAGCAATACAGGTAAGGCATCATCAATAACCCATTCCATAGCTGGTTCAAGCTTATCAAAGCCCTTTTCTACAACATCACCAAGCTTTACTGCAAGTTTCTGTATCTGTGGCATCTTTTTTTCAAGCATTTTTACAAATTTTTGCACTTTAGGCTCAAGCCTGCTACCGAGTGGGTTTATGATGGAAGTTTCAAGATTTCGCTTTAAGCCTTCTATATCTGAATTTAAATCATCATATTTGACTTCAGACATATTTGTCAGGGCATCTGTTGCTGACTTAACTTCGCCTTCAACATTCATTAAAGCCTTAACACCATCAATGCCTAAATCTTCCCACATTGTACCGAATAAGCCGACACCGATTGCATTTTGCTGAACCTTATCATCCATATTAAAAAGTGCTGTCAAGACTTCTTCTGTGGCTTCTCTTGCTGTTTCACCACCTGCTGCAAATCGTGCCTGCAAATCATTGATATTGCCTAAACTTTCACCACTTTCTGTTGTTAAGTCGGCAAGCTTTGCTTTGCATGATTCCAGTTCAGATGTGTATTCAGCAATCTTGTCAGCATTCTTCATTCTTGTCAGTTCGCTTGTTTTATCATTGAAGCCTTCCTGCTCTTTCTTTGCATACTTCAATTCCTTCTCAAGCTTTGAAATTTCCTTTTTCGTTTTAGAAATCTCTTCTGCTGATGCGCCTGCTCCATAGCCTAACAATGAAAAGGCATCTGTTGTGGAAGTTGCTGTGTCCTTCACTCTGATGCCGAACTCCTTCATAGCATCACCAAGCTTGTCTACTGAAAATGTACCTGCTTCAGTACCATTTAACATACTGTTGAAGAAGCCTTCAGCACTATATCCAAGCTGTTTATAATGCACAGCATATTCATTTACACTGTCAAGCAGGTCACCATTCTTGTTCAAGCCCTTCTGTGCGCCTTGCGCTATCAGGTTAAAAGCTTCTTTTCCTGAAATAGCGAACTGATCCATAAGCATATTCACAGCTCGCATACTTTCATTAATATCCATATCAAAGGTATCACGAAGCAACATTGCACTTTCTGTCAGCTCCTGCATTTCATCAGGTGCAATCTCACCTGTTGTTTGCGCTATGATTGCCATTGCATCAGCTATGTCCTCAAAGGATTCGCCATAATTATTGTTGTAGACATCTTGCATCACATCCTTGTATTGCTCAAGGCTTTCGCCTGCAAGTCCTGTTGAAGCTTCCAAGTCATTGAATGCTTTATCTACACTTGTTGATGATGATAGTGCCAATCCACCAATAGCAACAACTGCTGATTCTGTTGCAGCTAATATCTTTGCGCTGAATTTTGCTGCTTTTTCTGCTGAATCTTCAAAGTCTTGACCAAGACCTTCTGCCTTTTTTGATGTATCATCAATATCCTTGATGGCATCCTGTGTGTTTACTGCTACAGTACCCAGCAATTTAAAAAGTTCCATGTAAGGGATTCACCCCTTTCTTTTGTGTACTAAAAAAGGCTTAGAGATTGCCCCTAAGCCTTCTTGCCTCTATTTCTCCCAATTCATCATCCATCAGTGGCGCAAGCTCACCTACTAATGTGCCTGAATCAAGATATATATTTCTCTGTAATAACTTGCCTAACATAACAATGATTGTCCTTGTGTTCTCTATAAGCTCATAAAAAGCCATATTCATTCCATCTGATACAGCTTCCCTTGTATAGCCCTGCAACACATCAATAGGTGCAACAGCTTCAGCCCCAGCTTCGCCACCACCTAAAAATGTATCACCCATCCTGCCGAATAGTGTCGGCTTAGTCAATACCATACCATCAGCATTCCACTTGACACTGAATTTTGGTACACCTGATAAGCCTAATAAATCAGCAGCCTTCGCCATAAGTCCTGAACCTTTTTCCATTGTCAGCTTGATTGATGGCATCTTTAAGCCTTTGAATTTCAAGGTTGTATTGAAGAAGCCCTTGATTTTATCAATAGCCTTCTTCACAGCATTTTTTGCGCCCTCGATTTTGTCAGATATAGTGTCCTTTATGCCACCGAACACATTCTTCACTGTTGACAGTGCGCTTTTAAATGCGTTGAATTTGTTCTTGATCCACTCAATAGCTGTGCCACTGGCTGACTTGATTTTGTTCCACAAGCCTATCCAAAAATTTCTGAAGGAATCGCAATTATTCCACAAATATATGAAGGCTGCTACAAGTCCAACAATAAGGCTTACTATAATTCCTATAATATTTGCCTTCATTGCCAAATTCAAAGCCTTCATAGCTACTGTGACAAGCTTAATTCCATTCGCTGCTGCTGACATTATAGCTGACCACTTCATTATGAGAATAAGCGAAGCAATAGATGTTGTCACACCTATAATCACAGCTTTCCACACCTTGACCTTTGATTCATTGTCCTTTATCCACTTTGACATATCCTGCACTTTAGTCACCACAGAAGCAATAACTGGCACTGCTTTTTCAGCCATTGATGCTATCGCATTTTTCACCCTAGTCATTATAGGTTCACCGATTCTGCCGACCTCTGCCATTGCATCAGTAAGCCTTTCTTGTGCCTTTTCAGATGCTATAACATCAGCATTTGTTTCTTGATATTGAACTGAAGCATCCTTGTATGTCTTATTCAAGGTGTCCATGATCAGCTTCTGTCTTTCCTGCTCATTAGAACAGGCATCAAGCTTTTCCTGAAACTGTTCTTCGCTTATACCAGCCCAATTCAAGGCATCTGTCAAGCCACCTGTCAGAATACCTGTTTTTGCTGTTTCATTCGCTGCTTCTGTCAATCCCTCAATAGGAAGTGAAGCACCAAATGTGGCATATACTCCTGTGCATATATTTGTCCACGTTTGCAAGTCTTTTTCATTGTCTGTTAATACAGCAAGATGGTTTGCAGCTTCCACAGCCTGCCCACTATCACCCAGCACTGCATTCAAATCAGAATATGTCTGCTTTGCTACAGTTGCTGAATGTCCGTTAGTTGTAAAGGCTGTTTCCAGCTTTCTCATCTCAACTCTATACTCTCTTGTACCTTCTATCGCACCAATAAAAGCACCACCGATTGCAAGCCCTGCTGCACCTATTCCCATTGCTATCTTGCTTGCAGCACCACCAATCTTTTCAAAAGCTGATGATGTTTCATTGCTTGCATTTTGTGCCTGTGTGGTGGTTTCATTAAGTGCGCTGTTCGCTTCTGTATTGTCTATTGCTATTCTTCCCAGCAATCTAAACAATTCCATAAGCATTCACCTTTTTATGCAGGAGATATTTTCTTTAAAATTCCCACTGCCTGTTGTTTAACTTCTGCCACCTGTTCATTTGTCATAGAATAGCTTTCAGGCTCTTTCTTTTCCTTCAAGTCTTGTTTCCATTCTTTGAAGCTTTTTTCTGAACCACTGCGAATGAACACTGACCAAAGCTTGTTATCTTCTTCTTTCTTGGCTTCTTCCTGCTTGCGTTTATAGTCCATTTCAAGGATATTAAATACAAACTCTCCAAACCTGCCTTGATTGATATAGGTATTCATAAATTCAATAGGACTTGCATACCTTGAATATAGCAAGTCCATGAACTCAAATTCGCCTACTAGAGCAATTTGGAAAGCACCTTGAAAAAACCTGTGTTCTTAACCTCTGCAAATGTATCATAAATCATCATTGGAAGTGTTCCGAACTCCATTTCCTTCATTTCCTCAACAGGAATACCTGAAATATCAGACCAAAGGGCATAGATTTCATCTTCTGCCTTTGTTAAATTGCCAACAAGAATATCCACCATATCAAATGTTGCTAATATTCCAATATCCTTCAAAGTTTTCTGTCCTGTAGCAACCTGAATAAATGCTGGCTTAAAGTCTTTGATGCCAATTTTCTTTAAGATATGCAACAGTTTGAACAAGTCTGCATCTCTAAGCTTACGCAATGCATATGGCTTTTCAATGACCTCTTCCTGTTCTTCCTGCTCTGCCTTCTTTTTCATTTCCATTTCAATGACTTCATCAACTGTTATTTCAGTTAATTCATTCACTGCTTCTGTTCTTTCCAAATTACTCATATATTTCAACCCTTTCTATTAAGCTGCTACTTCCTTGTTTGGAACAAAGATATAAATAGGCAATGTGTCATGTGCATCCTCAAAGTCTGCATTACACTCAAATGTTGCCTTTAATACTGCTGTTTCCTTATTCTTTGCTTCAATCTCAAAGCCTGAAGTACAAAGCGCATTCTCCATAATAATGATGCATTCTGTACCATCTGACATAGTGCCTACATAAGCAACATTCTCAAGGTAATCTGAAGCTTCAATTAATGCCTTAGTTGTAAGCTGCGCATAGCCCTTGATGAATGATTCCTGCTCTTCACCGATAATTGCCCTGATGAATGATTCCTTTGTATGCTGTGCAAGGTTCGTTTCAAGACTTCCTGTTTCACCAACCTTCTGTGTTAAGCCCTTAACTTTTACAAGCGCACCATCAACCTCAATAGGCTGTAACTCTGACATAATCGTGAGCTTGTTGCCACCTGATGTTGCACCAAGCACATTTTTATCTGAATCATCCCACGCACCAACAACATAATCACCTACTTTTGGTTCAAAATCAGCAGCAAGAGCAATGAATGAAACATCTGCCTTGAGCTTGCTAATCCGAATAGTGTTTTCTGTTTCCTCTGTATCATCTGATACTACTTCAAGTGCGCCAGCAGGATATTTACCATCCTCTTCAGCTTCAACCTTTGCATATACATACTTGAAATTCTTGAATACAACACCAGCATTTAAAATAAAATCATTTGGTGTTGTTGCTGTAATTCCTGATTTTCTCATTTTTAATTCACACTCCATTCTTTGATTGTTAAATTAATTTGTATCTTCTTTAGTTCTCCATCCCCTGAAGGAATGAAAAAACTGTCTGAATAAAAAATAGCCAGCGTTGAATCTTCAACACTGACTAATCTTCCACCTACTCTTGGATAGTAGGCTTTTATTTTCTTTTTTGCTTCTTCAAGCGCAAGCTTTGCATCAGTACCCCTTGCAAATCCTGTCAGGATAAACACTGTTTCCTGTTCGCCTGATTCATCCCCTGATGGCACTTCCTGATATTCACCTGTGAAGTATGGATAGGTGGTTGTAGGTGCGTGTTCAAGAAAAGCATAATCAAGCTTCATTTGTTCCATATCATTTGATATGGTATCTAAAACAATCTCACTCATTGCATCCACCTCTTCAATACTTCTTCTGCTTTGCTAATCAGTGCATTCTTCAAGGAATTGAAAGCCTTCTGAAATGCTCTGTGTGGCTTCTTACCTATGGTGAAATGGAAGTGTCCTTTATCATCACGATAAACCCAGCCACCTTTTCTACCATCACCCTTCAAGGCATATTCGCCAGTTCCAAACTCTTCCCATATCGCATTTTCTAAAGGTGAACCGACTGTACATTCGCCTTTTGATTCATCCACACGATATGTCCAAGAGTTTTTAAGCTGTCCACTGCCTACCTTGGTGTTGCGCTTAACCTGTGCTTCCAGCTCTCCACCTGCTTCATACAGGTATGCTTTCACAGCATCATCAAGGGCAGCATTGACTTGTGCGCTGTTATTTGTAAATTCAACATTTGCCATATCACTGCCCCCCTGTATATTTCAGATAGATTTCTAACTGCTGGTGCAAGCCCATTGGATCATCAATCAGCATCACATCATATACTTGCGAATTTACCACCATTCTTGTTGTTTCAGCTTTTACAGGGTACTTTATACCCTCAACCTCTAAAGTGTCAGGAATAGGCACATAATCACATAAAAATATGTGTGTGCTTTCCTGCATCTTCGCATTAGCTGTGGTGTACTTTGAATCCCCTGATTGCTGGTCAAGCCAGCCTGTTAAATTTGCCTTCTTGTTAATAACAACATTAACCCACATAGGATTTCTTTCACCGATTTTATTCTTGCTTGTGCCTGCCTGTACCTGAAGAATAGCTGTTGTATTTCCACCTATAGCCATTGCAAACACCCCCTAGAATCTAGGTTTCATATGGTCATTAAGAAATCCACACAGTGCTTTTGGATAGTCAAGTTTTGAATTGTATTCACTAGAATCAGCATAAGTCACAGAATGTCTGCTGATTGTTTCAGACTTAATGCCTACCTTATCCCTCTTTTCCAAATCCCACTTGACCATCTCGACAACACCCATCTTCACATCTGCCTTGTAAAGTACTTTTGTGACCTTAACACCTAACATATCAGGCAAATCTTCATTCACTGTGAATACTAAATCATTAACCTCTTTTACAGTGTAGATGCCACAATCAGTTGCCTTGTCACCATATGTGACCTGTACTGTATCACCCACCTTAAAAGGTATAGGTGATGCAGATATGAACACACCTTCTATAATGTCAGCTTTTATTCTGACAAGTGGTATCTGATGGAATCTGTTGTTTGTGTAGTTCCTAATCTTCAGTTCCAGTGCCTGAAGCTTTGCTTCAAGCTCTGAATCTGTTTTATCTGTTACAATATGCTTTTTTAATTCCTCAACTGAAATAATCATAGCAACACCACCTATTCAGCAGCAGTAATTGCTTTAATGATTTCAGCCTTAGTTCTAGCACCATTTAACTTGATTTCATTCTGCTTTGCATACTCTTTAAGTTCTGCAAGTGTCATATCATCAAGTGTCTGTGGTGCTTCCTGCTGTTCTGTGGCAGGCTCTGTGTCATTTTCAACAGGCTCTATGTCCTGTGGTGCTTCCTGCTGTTCTGTGGCAGGCTCTGTGTTGCCTATGCTATCAAGATTTTTGCCACACTTAGCCTTGATGGACATTTCTGAATAGGTCACTGTAGGTGCAGAAGTCAATTCAACCTCTGCGCCCACTGTGAAGCCTTTTTCATCCCATCTAACTCTGTATGCCTTACCATTGGCATATAAAAAAGGAAGCCCATTGACAATTATGAATCTATTCATAATGCAATCACTCCCTTCTATTAGCCATTAGTTTTAATGACACCCATCTTAACATTCTTATGATTGAACTTGAGTGACCAGTTGTCTGTCTTGCCAAGCTCTGCAAATGTTGGTGATTCCTTTGCGATATTGTCTACTGCAAGTGAAAGTCCGTTAGGATGAAGCACCTTGCCCTGCTTTGTGTAGAACATATCTGTACCAGCAGCCTTTTCAGGATCATATTCTGTTGTATACTGCTTCTCATAGTTCTTCTTGTCAGCAGACTTGAATGCACCTTCACCGAATAAGTATGTGCTGTATACAGGGAATCCAGCAACTGTGTTGTCAACTGTGTAAAAATCTGTTACAAGTGGAATCTTGCCACCGATATGTGGAAGAATAACTTCCTTCTTAATTGCATCACCCACTGTAAACTTATCATACTCAACAAGCTTCATTTTCTTGTACTGTGCAAAAATCTTAGAGTGTAACACCATAAGACCAAGACCACCTGCCATATCACCAAGTGCCATCTGCTCTGCATCAATCAATGTAGTATCAGCAATCTTGTTTGTGTCAGCAACTGTTCCCTCTGTCACAGCTAAATCAAGTACATGATCTTCTAATGCTTTTAAGCCAAGTACTGACTTTGCAATGTTCATTAACTCATTTTCCCATACCTGTGTATAGTAATTCTGAATCTTGCCCTTGATGTTGTCTAATGGATTTGCACCAGTTAATTCCTTAGTGAAATCCTTTGCCTTGAATGCCTTCATTCTCTGAATAAGCATACAAGTCTGCTTTTCACCTGAAATCTCAACTGGTACGTTATCTGTTAAACCATCATTGTTTAATGCACCCATATTTTCATCATGGATATTAAGTGCCTTATACATAGGGATTGTTGCCACATTACCCTTTGAACCAATCAAATCCATAATAGATGCATCCTGCTGAACAACACCTGAAGCCATAATTGGATTTGAAAAATAATCTGCTTCCTGCATCATGTCTGTGAATACTTCTTCATCAAAATAGAATCCACCAAATAATCCTTCTCTTGCCATAATTTTTTACCTCTTTCTTTAATTTTTTGAAAAACTTCTGTACAACTCTTCGTTGCTCTGCTTCAGTGCTACTCTCTCTTCATAGCTCATCTGCGCAAACTGCTCTTTTGTAGGTGTTGGCTTGCGCTGGTCACCTTCAGGCAGTTTATTGTTACCAACCACACGCATTTTTCCATCTGCGCCTGCTGTTTCAAACATTGAAGGAAGCTGTGTCTTTATGCCATCCATCAATGCTTTTGCATTTTTGATATTTTCATTTTCATCAAGCTCTAAGGCTTCACCCTTTTCCTTCAGGTTTTCTTTGATTTTGTAAGTAACATAATCAACATCAACCACCTTCTCGGATAACAGAAGCACCTTCAAAGCTGAATTAAGCTTTGTATCTGCAAGCTCTTTCTGAAGCTCTGCCACCTGTGTATCATAGGCAGCAATCTTGCCCTGAAGCTCTTCATCACCCTTTGTTGCCTTCTTCAAGGTTTCAATGAGCTTATTGGCTTCACCTAGCTCTGTTTCTTTGCCCTTTAAAGCTGTTTCTAAGTCCATATACTTGTACTTATTGACATACTCGCCTGATTCAAAGTTGCCAAGCTTAACCTGCTTATCCTTGTTAGCTTCGTTTCCATTGTGTGCGTTGATCTTCTCTTCTACCTGCGCATAGAGTTCATCACCTAAGATTTCTTTTAAAAATTCCATACCTCTTTTCCTTTCTTGTCACTGTTTTTAAGTGGTGTCACCACAGACAGATACTATTTATAAATGCGCTGTATCTAGCGCAAATTTGCCTAGTTTAAGCCATGCGACAGGGCAATAAAAAAAGCACCCATAGGATGCTTAATTTCATAGTTGTGTAGTTCTAACAATCTTCTGCGCCTGCAAAGATTTCATCAGATTTGAGCTTTTCATATAGTGCTTCATAGCTTAAATCATCCGATTTATCAAATGGCAAGATAATTTCGTGCAATCCTACAGAATAATCAACTTGCTCTATGTTTAGCTTGCTCATTTGCTCCTGTATACTTGCTATAAGTTCGTGGTCAGGCTGTTCCTTTGACATTTCTTCAATGTGCTGCTGCATAAGCTGTCTGCCTATCTTATCATCTGCTTCTCGCTCTTTCTCAAAAGCTCTGTATCCCTCTTCTGTGTACGATTTTACAGCCACATTTATCTTATCTGTGACTTGTATGCCAGCAATCATATGATAATTGCTGACTATACCCTTTTCATCTATCATTTTCTTTTTAAGTGCCATATTTACTCCTTTCTACTTTACAACCCAAGTAGGCTTTGTTGCTCCGTTTAATTGATAACCTATAGCTAACAACCCATCATATCTCACAGTCAGCCAGTATGTATCATCTACATATGTGCCAAGGCTTGAACTTCCCCATCTAATAGTAAATCCATATACACCAGTATTGTTATAATAGCAGCTACCCATAAAGCTCAATTTCTTTCTAGCACTGTCAAATTCAAAGTACTTTCTAAATGTGTCCAATGTGTCAAGATTTGCTCCTGCATCTGTTTTGACAGCAGCACCTTGAATTGTTTTGTTGCAATAGAAACTTTTATCACCAAATGTCCTTATCCAAGTGGTGTCCTGCATACGAATACCACCACCATAACTTTGACTGTACCAACCTGCACCACCACCAGTTCTTACCCAATCATTGCATAGAAATGATGATGCAGTAAGTGCATAATTTGCTGTGCTGTCATAGCCACCTACTGAAAGCTTCGAAAAATAGCCTGTATCTGAACTTCTATTGAAATACCTTGAAGCTGCGACATAGCCTGTTGGAAGTGATGAAGCTGTTGAGGATTCCCAAGTTAAAGTAACATAATTTCTTGCATATTGTGAAAGTTCTATGCTTGTTATTGTATTATACGCCCACGCACTACAATACATATATAAATCAAAAATGCCTGAACCTACAGGCACATAATATATCTGTTCAAGGTTGCCTTCTTGTGAGATGCCTGCGATTGTAGCTGCTTCAGCTGTCGAAGCAGATTTAAAGGTTAATGTCAGTGTTCCTATTCTCGCTCTGCCTGCTATATTCATTAAAATATTTGCATTTACATATGCTGAATTTACTTTTAACCTTGCAAACTTTATATATCTTGCTGTTCCGTCAGTACCAAAAGAGTGACATATGTAATCATATGCCAGTACATTGCCTTCACCTGAAGCTGTCACATTGCCTGTAAATACAGCAGGCAAATCACATTCAAAGGCATCCTGCTCTGATACTTTACCAACTGCCATTCCTTTTCCTGAAGCACTAAAGTCTAACAGTGTGAAGGATGTCCCTATGCCTGCATTTGCTGTGGCTGTACCAAATGAATCTGTAGCCACCATTTGCACATCATATGAATAACTCGTATCAGCATCAATTATAATATTTGCACCAACAGCATATGCTGTATTATCCCAAGTATATTTTACTGTCCAGCTACTTTCTGTGGTTTTCTTATACCTAAGCTGAAAATATGCCTTGTTTTTATTGTTCAATGCTGTTACTGAAGCAGTGACACCGACACACATATATGCGCCATCTTCATTTTCAGTGCCATCAGATAAACACCTTACAGCCGATAACTTTAATATTGTAGGGCTTGTATAAGCTAATACAGATATTGTTTTCGTCTTTGTGGCTGTTCTACCCCTTGAATCAGTAACTGTTACAGATATTGTGTTTGTGCCTGCTGTAAGCAATACACCTGTTGTGCATCCATTGGCTGTATATGTGACACCATTGGCAGTTATTTTGTAGCTCTTAATCTCACTTTTATAAGAACCACCAGCACTAACATCAATCTTTACCTTAGATTTGCCCTGAACATATCCACCATAGGTTGTTGCATATCCGTTTGGATCACTGCAATTTATAACTGATATACTCGGCACTATGCTTGCAGGAACTGTCACTACTAATGACACTGTTTTTGTGCCTATAAGTGTGCTTCCATTGTAAGTTTCGCAAGTAATTGTACATGTGCCTGATGTGGCATGGGTTAGCCAGTGTGCAAGCTCAAGTGGTACTGACCAAGTTGTTGAAGCACCTACACCTGAAGCAATGGTTGCTGCTAAACTTCCAAAGGTATATTTTAATGTGTGTGTGAAGCTACTGCTTGCCCTGTTTGTGTATATAGTAACTTCATTTCCCATCTCTACCGAACTGGCTGATAATGATGGCTGTGAAGCTCTCGCTATAGTATCAAGTGTGATTGTGCTTGAAGCTGTTATAGTAGCAACATATTCACTATCAAAGTATGCCTTGATTGCAAATACTGCTGACATTGCCACACTCTTTGTACCATCTGAATTATGTGTCACTGTTTTTGTAGCTGTACCGATTAAACGTGTTCCAGTGCCACTGATTGCTGATGTTGAAAATGTTGTGGTTGTGCCATCAATCGTCACACTATGCGCATTGCTTCTTGCTGATATAGACATATTCCAATCATTAATCATATACAGCTTTGCTGTTATTGTACTCTGATTGTTTGCTATATCTTGAGTAGCACTCCACTCTACCCTTACCTTATAATGTCCATCTTTAATAGAACCTTCAAAAGCTCCACTTAAAGCCATCTATCTCACCTTCTTTTATCTTTCGTGTTGTTGCAGCCGATTCCCCATTCCCTTGCACCATCCCAAACATCAGCCACTGGTGCTACCTATTTTCTGCATTAAAAAAGCACCCTATTCAGGATGCTTCTGTTCTCTTATTATTCAAATGTAATGATAGCAAGATGATATTTTCCACAGACACATCTTCATCATTATCAATAAAATCAATGATTGCTTGTCTATCTTCATCTTCTTTCACATTGCTTATTACCCCAACAACAAAATCTTTATCAGGATAATAGGCTTTTAGCTTATCAAATAGCTTGCGCTTGATTTCCTTTGTATCTGCCATATTATTCATCCCACCATTCCATTACATCTGCATCAATAGCTTGCTTGCCGATAATTCTATAATTATCAAAACCATTATTTTCAATGGTATAGATATAGTCACCGATTGCCTTTGACACTACCTTGTGTTTTCTCTGATCATCTGATAAGTGTGTGTTTAGCTCACTCATAACATGAGCATATTCTTTCTTATCCAGCTTGATGGTCTTATACTTGCTGCTATCGTATGAAAACAACTGTAGATTTAAGTCTAGTTTACTACTTTCCCCAGCTTTTTCAAGTGGTTTCTTACCAAAATACTTATCAACAATATCAAGCACCTGTTTTGAATAAGGTGAAGGATTTTCAGAAAGCTTTGCTTGTGTGAATGCTTCAGCAAGAAATTCATCTACATCTTTACTTGCATAATCACTTATTTTCGCATCAAACCAACTGTTTTTCCCTCGTTCTCCCTCATATTCACGTTTTATTTTTCTGATTTCTTTCCAAAATTCACCATCAATCTTTTCTCTCGATTGTGAAAGCGAATGTGCAAATTCGTGATAAGTTATGCCATATGGTTGATTATCACCCAAACGCAAACTGTCTGTTGCCTTTAGTTTTTTGAAAGCAGAAGGTCTAACTGCTATTGAAGTCTTGCCATTCAGCATATAAGCTGCGCCACCTTCTGCAATATCACCTGTTAAATTCTTACTCGTTACAGTATATGACACAGTTGTACTGTTGTATTCGTTAAGTAATACTTCTAAATGCTGAAGGGCTTGATTTGCTTCTTCTTTGTATTTTCCTGCACCTTCAATATCTACAACAACACCTTTACCTTTCAGCCTTTGTACTATATCATCATTCATCTTTTGTGCGCCTTCTCGGACACGTTCTGATGCCTTCTTGTACTTCTTTTGAAATTCCTTGTAATTGTCAGCTTCAATAATAGTGAACTGTGTTGTGCCATCATCATCAATGACCACTTCTGCATCCTCTGACCATTTTGTGTAGTCATTACCTAAAGCCCATCTTGCCCTTTGAAGAATAGCGCATCTGCAATTTATATCTTCTTCAGGTCTGCCAAAGCCTGAAGGGTACATTGCCTTGTGACCATTCACTTCAAATGGTTCATCCAGCTCCCTTATCTGACCATCAAGCTTCCTGTGGCTCTTGCGTGTTCTGCCATCAAGGGAACTATCCCACATTTTAACAATGTCAGCCCCCTTGTCCTTGGCTTTATACTGCGCATCAGAAGCAGCCTTGCACTGTATTCTGTGCGCTTCTGTTCTCGCTATACGCATTGCATTGTTCTTAGGGATTCTAGCCCAATTTGACACATTCCTTGCAATTTCATTGTACATCTGACCACTAGAAAGACCTCTGCTGATTTCACCAGTGATTTTCTTCTTCAGGTCAGTTATGTCATGCCCCATAGCAGTGTATAAGCTTTCAGATAGCTTTGTATCTTGCTGTATAGCTTCCACTACCTGTTGCTGGTCTATTGGAAATACAAGTGGTATGCCCTGCCCTTGCAAATCATACATTGTGCCGATAAAACCATCTTCATACGATTGTGTAAGGTATTCTGAAACAGTTTCAAACTCTTTCGCCTGTAACTGTTCCAAAATACTCTGAACCTGTGTTTTTAATGCCTTCTGATATTCTACTTGGTAGATAACGTGCTGCATATCGGCATCTTGTCTTGCCATCAATAATTCAATTTTGCTGTTTATCTCGTCAAGAGCATCCTGATAGTTACCTTCAAGCTTCTTTAATACTGCTTTTTCACTATCAAGCTGTGCCTGTAAGATTTCCTTCTGCCTTTGGTTCATTCTCTACCACCACACTATTCAATGCGCCTTCTGCACCTGCTATTGCATTTGCTGCTTCGTCAGGATCAGGAAGCTTGCCCTTTATATCATCATAATCAATATCAAGCTGTTCACAGATAAGCTGCATCAATGTTTCATTATCAAAATAAGTTGCCAATCCAAGCAGTATATTTATTTCAATCTGCTTGCGCTGTGCTTCTGTAAGCTCTATTGCTGCATTCTCCTGTGCATTGCTCATAACTTCAGGCTCAAAATTGAAGTAAATATCTTTAAGCTGATAATCTGTCTTGTTTTCCTTGTTAATTTCTTCAAGAACAACCTTAATTATCTTTCTAAGGAACTGTTTAAGCTTGATAATGAGCTTTGAACACTTCAAATCAAGCAGCGCATACATTGCCTTGATTGCAATATTGGTTGTTGCTGTAGTGTCCTTTAAGCCAGCCATATTCAATCCCATACCAAATTTGTATATGTTCTTTTCATCCAGCTCAAGCTTCTCTTTTCTAGCCTGATATGGCACATCTACTGTTTTAATATCAAGACCTGCACCAGCTTCTGTTGCTTCCAAGCCGATTAGCTTCTTTGTCTTGATATTCTTCTGCGCTTTGTCCAAATCTTGATCCTCAATACCCTTAATGATGTGAATAGGTGTATCAAAATCAACAAGATTATTAGAAAGTGAAGAAGCCATCAAATCATAATCATCAATCAATGCTTTGATTGGCTTCAAGCAGCTTGTCTGCTTCTTGTTGTTGTCCATTCTCCAAAATGGAATAAAACCGAAGCCTTCACCATAGGTCTGTTCATCACCTTCTTTTTTAAGCAATGTATGTGGCTTTGGATTGATTGGCTCTGAATCATCAGGTACAATCTCACCTTCATTTTCCTGCACATAGAAAGCAACCTGTTCTGCATCCCACACCTGAATGCGCCATATTATCTTAGTACCCTTTTCCACTCTGTCAGGATAACGATATATGAAGTGTTCTGCCTTTGTGTCTGTGTCCTTGGCTCTTACCTCTTTAACACCAAGGAAATCAGCGCACTGAAAAGCAAGCTTGCCATCTTCATTCTTATATCCATACATATATTCACTACCTTTTGCCTGACAACCTGTCAGCACTTCTGATAGTTCTGCAAGAAAATCTTCATTCTCATTGAAGTAAGAATCCATTTCTGTCTGTAGTTCAGGTATATCAGATTTAATAATTCCATCCTTGCCTGATAATATGTACTGTGTAGCCTGATCGATTAATTCAGTAAGGAATGGATGCGATATTTTGATATTGCTTCTGTCTTTATCTTCAACCAATTCCCCATCTGCATTGTAGTAGTACAATTTATAATCTTTTATGTCATGTTCGCCTTCATAATATGCCTGTCCTTGCCTTGCTAATCGTTTTTGTTCTGATGCATTATCCTCATTTATAAACTGCCTTATCTCTTCTATTGTCAGCATTGTTTCACCTTCCTTTTACTTTGATTCAGAATAGCCCCATGGCTTTAAATTTGCCCTCATTTTGCCCTTGAAATGCTTTTAGGGTATAAATCTATATACAAATAAAAATAAGCCCTTATAAAAGGACTTTCTTCTTCTTTCTCCATCTCTCACAACCATACCTTAGTGCTGCCATTGCATCATCCATAATTGGCACAGGTTCATCTTCATACTCACCTGTTTTTTCGTCTTTCTTCCACTTCCATTGCTGAAGCTCTGCAATAGTGTTGGTACAGTGTGGATGTACATATATCATTCGCTTAATGGTCTTGCCCTTATCAACAACACCTTTTAGCCAATCAATCTGCGCTGCCTGATACTTCTTGTCATTTGTCTTTTCCTTAACTACTGGTTTTGCCCTGAATCCTGCTCTTTTCCAAGTCTTAATTCTGTCAGGCTCTGCACTATCACACCACATTTCCTTATTCATAGGAATACCCTTTTCAATGGCAAGTGGTATAATCTCGGCTGTTTCCTTCTCATAAACATAGACTTCATCAAGGATGTATATGTTATCATCCTTCATACCAAGAAGCAGTATTGCATTGGCATGATTGAATCCAAAGTCTTGACCTATTGCTATATCATCATAATCATCCAAATTAAGTGATATATCTTTGACTTCCCAATTATGAAGAATAAGACCACCGACTTCACCCCATTCACCTAATCCATAGATTCTGTAACCTTCAGGATCAACTTCTTTTCGCCTTTCCATTCGTGCCTTGTATGCTTCATCTATGAATCTATTACCAAGGTATGTTGAATGATGTGTCAGTGTGTTGGCATCCGTTCTATCGAAGAAGTTCTTCTTTATCCAGTGATTCTTATTCACAGGATTGAATGTCATTCTTATTTGGTAGAACTGCCCTTCAGGAAGAATACCACGCAATCTATCATCTATAATTTCAAAGTCAGCTTGTGTGATTTCTGTTGCTTCTTCTATCCACACATCAGTAAGCTTGCCCTTCTTGAATGTGATTGATTTTAGCTTCTCACGTTGCTTTTCATCATTCACACCCCTGAATATTATCTGATTGCCATTTGCTTTGCAGGTAAGCTGCAATGGGCTTTGTTTAATATCCCAATACCTCTTGTATTTCTCGCCAAACATCTTATAAACAGCACCTGTTAGCTCTGCATAGGTGCTATCTCTATTTGTTATATCTGATTTTCTTATGCAGACAAGGTTTCTTCCCTTATCAGCCATAAGCCTTAATATGTAGTTCTGTGCTGTGTCAACTGATTTGCCTGAACCAGCCGAACCCTTCATAATAATGTATCGTTTTTTGCTTCTGTCTACTTCCTTGAAGCAGGGATTCATTTGAACTGTTAAATCCACAACGAATCACCCCTTTTCACAGCAAAACAATTTTCCTTCAGGCACATATCACCATTTTCATCTTCATAAAATACTGGCTCTCTATTCGCAAATACCTCATACCCATAGCCTTTATGCAAAATGGTAGTTTCCTGATTTACTTCTGTATCATTAGTGAAGCGCAATGGTAAGCACAGTATGACTTTTCTTGTTTCTCTCTCATACACTACTATAGTGAACATCACCCATCACCACTTTCATCACCATAATCAATGTTTATATTCAATTCCATATCTGTATTAAGTTCAATCTTGTCATTCCACAAGCCAAGGTGTCTGCCTAGCTGTTCAAGGCTGCCCTTTTTATCATAGAACTTAACTTCTCGTTCATCACCATACTCTGTAGGCTTTATCTTGACAGATTGAATGCAAGCCAAATCATCCTTTGTTGCTTCCTTCTTAACTCTGCCTGTTTTTAAGTCCACAACATCATCTATATTCACAAATGCAAGCTTCGCAAGCTCCATTAGCACCCTATCTTGGTTGATGCCTGTTCTTTTTGACCTTTCAGCCATTGCCTTGCCAACTGCTTCTTGGATGTTAGGTTTCGTCAAGTTTTCACATCCAATTTCTTTTGCACTGTTTACTGAATACCCAGCCCTTATAGCTGCTTGTGTTGCATTCAGGTCAATAAGGTACTCTTCAACAAAGGCTTTCTGTTTCTTGGTCAATGCTGCCATCCTGCAACACCTTCTTTCCTGTAATATATAAAGCAAAAAGCCCAACAGGAAGGAGATTAAGACCTGTCAGGCTTTAACTAAAAAAGGCACAACCCACATTGTAAGTCATGCCTTCTTCACATTTTTACTTTCTTATAATATCACCATAATTTTGGAAAATCAACGGACATTTATGGACATTTCAGGACATTTATGGACAAACAAGGACAACCTTGGACACTTTGAGGACATTCGTGGACATTCTTGGACATTTATGGATGCCTTTTTGTATAATCAGCCACTATGTATATCTTGCTTAAATCATACCCCTCTAGTCTTAATATAGCTGCTTCCCATTGTTCCTTGAACCACTTTGCATATTCAACATCTGTCATTTCCATTCTACGTTCTGTTGGGGATGTACACCATCTTTCATCTATTCCACCACCTTCCATTTCTTTTCAAAATCTTCTTTAGGAATTATGATTATTATATTTTTGTAAGATAACTGTACACTGTTCACATTGAATGGTGCTTGCTCAAAATCCCATCTTTGCTGTGGATAGCAATGTATATAACATTCTGCACTTTTATCAAAAGTGGCAATTCTGTAAATGCTGTACATAACATAGGTTTTTGGTCTTGCTTTCTTCATCCCACCACCATCCTTTCATCAATAATCTTCTGCACCTTCTGTAAAGCACTACCATGAAGCCTTGCAGCCCATTTAGGATGCTTGTTGTATGTAACAGCCACATCTTCAAGCTTAATAAACTGTATGTATACCTTGTGAAGTAAATCATATTCCAGTGCAGGAAGCTGTTCTATTGTACTGATCACTTCCTTCTTCAACTCTACCAGCCTATCAATCTGTGCATTGACCTCATTTTGAATGTCAACATATCTGCTTACTGCATCAGCCATCTTCTGCTGGCTTCCTGAAGCCTGTACCCTTTCACCATCTGAACTTGCTGTGATACCTGTTGCCATGCTCTTCCACTGTTCAAGCTCCACAAGCTTGTTGTCTATCATCTTATTGAGCTTTTCCACCTGCTGAAGATACTCTTTAGCCTTCAATTTAGCTTTCACCTTTGCCACCTCTTCCTGTCAAAACTCTCACAATGGCACTTCTGACCATGTTCCTCATTTCGTATGCCCTTCTACTCTTGCATCTAGTACATGGCTTTGAGCAATATTCCCTGCGCCTGCATATGTGGCATTTTCCATCAGATAGCCACTGTTCTGTATTATTCATTACTGCCACCACCTATCTGCTGCAACACACTTTGAATATCAATGTGCTTGCCTGTCTTTTTGTACAATTCAGGTGGAACATTATTAGTTGTAACTCCGTCACTATAAATGGCATCTATATATTTTTCTTTTTTTACAAAAACAACAATGGCATCATATTGTCCACCACTTCTTGGAAATATAGTAACCACATCACCCACCTTGATTTCAGCCTGTTCCTTCTCATAAGCTTCAAGCTTTGCAAGGGCTTCTTGTGGGGTGTAGTTTTTAAGAATACAGAAAATATTATCTGTTCCAAAAATTTTCAATAATTCGTCACTATCATATCCATCTTTGAGGTAATCATTTACAGTGAGCTTTTTTACACACTCCCACGCATCTTCCAACCCTTTGTTGTAGGCTTCCACCTGTCCTACTGCTATATTTGCACTGGATAAGGCTTGATTTACATTCTTTATTCCGTTATGCAGTGCTGTCATTCCTTTGTTAAGTTCTGCTAAAATCTCTTCATTGCTCATACTCTATTCTCCTTCCTTGTATGGTGCAGGTAAAGGTTGCCAAGCTATGCAATCATTCATTATTTCTTGTGAAGTTTCAACATAATAATCATCACTTGAAACTCTTGCCACAGGATAACCGATTATATATTCGCCATATTTGTCACAACATAAATATTCACCATATTCTTCAGGCAACCTCTCACTGCAAGGAATCCACCCATTGTTATATTCCTCTGCAAGTTGGTTGATGATGCCTATCGCCCTGCCATATCCAACTACTTCATGTACGCCATCTTCTGAATAATATTTTACTTCTTCCAACTCTGTCACAACCTTGTCCACATCATAGGCTGTTTCTGATTGTTCTACGCAATACTTAACAAACTGCAAAAACTTTCTTCTTTCATTTTCATCTGTAAAAGTGCATTTATCAGCATTTTCTATTACTGAATTTTCATCTATTAATCTACCCATTTTCTACACTTCCTCTCAAAAATTATAAACTATCTATTCTTTCTCGTGTATTTGCATCAAAGGTTCCTGCCGTACCATAACAACAAGTAATAGATATTACTTCTCGGTACTTTCCTTTTACTGTTTCATAATGTGGAGAATGTGAAGAGTAATACATTCCACATTTAAAACATTCGTCTACATTTCCATTGCATTGTTTTTTACTCATTCTTTCCACCTGCCTTCATCTGCTCTAATGCTTTTATAACCGCTTCAAGCATTGGCTTACTAACGCTACAATTACTGCCTTTATATGTACATTCGTGTCCTTCAAGATAACCACAACCTACACATATTACTTTAGCTGATGTTTCTATTGCTTCATCAATAGCCTTGTTTCTACTTTGTTCATAAGCCCACTGGATAGCTTGTTTATTTGTTTCTGGAAGTGTATTATATTTTTGTGCATATTCAGATGTTAAATCAAATATCAATTCTTCATTTATTTCTATTCCTGCCATCTCTTCTCCTTTCATTGCCAATCAAGTTTTATGTAATTCCATACACTTTAAGGCAAGTGCTAAACTATGGTTCCAATCTGTATTGCCAGAAGCAACATCATCCATACAATCATCTATATATGCTTTGAAGGCATCTATATCATTTTGAGTAACGGTTAACTCTTTCAAAGCCTTAAATTCTTCAACAGTGCCGATTGCTTCAAAATTTTTCAACTTAATCCTATCCTCATGTACTAACAATAAATCGGATGCCAATTTTTTAGGCGAGGTAACTCCGATTGCTCTGAACTGCTCAACTTCCTCAAGAGCTTTGATTGCTAATTCTAAATCTTCAAAAGCCTTTCCATCAGCACCTTTTCCCACAATCTCACTTGCAGTATTTATTCTATACTGAATTTTCTTAATTGCTTCATTCTCCGTCATGCTCATTCCTTCCTCTCTACTGTCCTAGTTCTTTCTTTAAAGCTTCAACCCTTGCTGCTAGTTCAGGATTGCTTGCTGTTGTGTTCCTGCTTTTTTGAAGCAACTCTGCTTCCAGCTGATCCATGTCATAATCTCTCTGATTCTCAAAGCCTGTGAAGTTGTTCTTTTTATTCTTATTCATCCAATCAGGCACAATCTCTTTTCTGCCAGTACCTTTCTTTTCTGCATCATTCCTAGCCCAATTCCTAATAGTTGCATAATGGCTCTTGTAACTCCTTCCTGTGGATTCCACATAAGATGATAGCCTTTCAATGCGTTTCTGATAGTCTGAATATTCAGTTTTTAATTTATCCAATTCATCATCAGTAAGAAGCACATTCTTATATTCGCCATACTTATGCTTCGCTGGTTTAGGTTTAGGATTTGATTTCTTTTTAGGTTTAGGTTCAGGTGCAGGTTCTGATTCGTCAGAATCAGATATAATAATATTATTATTTTCATTATTAACATTATTATCATTATTGTTTGTGTTTGCGATCGGTTTGCAATCAGTTTGCGAATGGTTTGTTGACAGTTCGTTTATGGTTTGGGTATCTTGGAAAACACTGTAGTTTACAATAAAAATCGTGGTTCGCTTTCGGTTTACCTTTTTCACTATCATATTATCTTTTTGTAATAATTCTAAAAATGTTCTTACCCTTGTTTTACCCCATCCCCATCTTTCCATTAACTTCAATTCTGATGTTATAAAACTACCTGCTTTTACTTCAACCAGTTCCCTACCTAGCAAAAATTTATTATCGTTATGATTTGCCATCATAATCAAATCGATCCAAGCTTGACCATATGAAAAGGGTTTATCTTTCCACAGCCAGTGTTCTTGAATTTGTCTATGGATTGACACCCACCCATAACTCATGTTGTTTCACCTGCCTTTATTATCTTTCAAGCTTCTGACCACAGAATTTGCAGTATGGATTTCTTACACCTTCATAACCTCTAAGCCTTTTGCCACAAGCAGGGCAAACCATGTCAGTGCCAATATATAACTTGACAGCCTTTGATTCCTGCTTCTTAACACATTCCTTCAAGGTGCAGCCTGTTTCTGCTGCAATGTGTTCTAAAGCATTATTGAATGCTTCATCAAGCATCTTTTTGGTCACTCCAATTGATATTTCTGCTATCTACACCATCCCCCTTGCGTACTGTTTGAAAGTTTTTTCATTAACTCTTCTGTAGCCTTCCACTGTATCATTGCCACCCAGTTCAGGATGCGCTTCTACAATCTTTCTTCTGCATCTACCCACTGTTTCAATCGAAGGTACACCAATATCCTTTATGTTCATAAAAAATCTAAGCACAGACATATTTTCAAGGTTGATGCCCTTCTGCTCTCCATATGCATTCAATACCTTTATGTACAACACATTGTCACTGTTTCTTGCTTCAGGACACCTTTCTAAGATGCCCTGCACAAGTTCTGTGGTAGTCTGTAATTCTTTTGATTTACTCATTATTGCCACCTGCTTCCTATATTTCTTTGATCCTGATGCCATGTCTATACAGCATCAGTTTTCTTTTAATTACATAATCTGTGGTTCTCATACCCTTGGTATCTTCCACAACCACTTCTTGCTTCTCTCTGTCAAAGTAGACAAAATCAGCATAATATGCACATTCCTTTTCAATGACCTTGCCCTTATGTATGCCACCCCTTGCACCTACTGTGTCAGGCTCTCTCTGTGAAGGAATAAGCACATATTTCACTTGCCTTTGTAGGTTCGATATTGCCCCAGCCTGTTCTAGTAGAAGCAATTCTTTGTACCTCTTGGCTTCTCTCTTGGAATGAAATACAATTCCATCCACTTCTATCTTCTTGTTGCTGTATTTATTGCCTTTGTAATGTGTCCAAGCCATATCATCACCTACCTATGAAAATGGCAAATTTTCATCTTCTACACCATCAGGAATGTTCATAAAACCATCATTTGAAGCATCCACAGGTGCAGGTCTGCCACTCTCACTTGATGCCTTGCTTTCAGCAAATTCAAGATTATCAACCATACAATCATTTGTGTACACCTTGACACCATCCTTATTTGTATAACTTCCAGTTTGCCATCTGCCTTCTATAATCAGCTTTGTACCTTGTCTGCAATGCTTTTCTACAACCTCTGCTGTCTTACCAAAGGCAACACAGCTTATGAAATCGGCTGTCTGCTCTGAATTTTCGCTTCTTCTACCTCTTCTATCTACTGCAAGAGTGAATCTTGCTATTGCCATTGTATTTTCACCCTGCGAATATCTAATGTCGGCATCCCTTGTAAGTCTGCCTGATAAAATTACCTTATTCATAGTTCTTCAATCTCTCAATCTGTCTATTTATCTTAAAATCAATTCTTTCATCTACTGCTTTTGTACAACTGTGTATGATTTTTAACTGGTTAAGCATTATTTCCACATCAGCTATTTCATCAATGATTGCATCCCTTAATACTTCAGGTTCATCTTTCCCCCTTCTAGCTTTAAGAAGTGCCTTGATAAGTTCTGAACATTCTTCAATAGCCATATCTATTTGTGGTGTTGTGCCATAAGTATCAATTATCAGTTGCAGCTTTATTTTCTGTTCAGGTGTCATTCCTATTTTCCTTTCCTACCCACCACAGCAAAATACCATGGTGGGTATATTTTATTGATTATGAAATAATAGTGAACTGTGCTGTATAATCTGCAAGCTCATATTCAAGGTATCTCTTAATCTCTTTCATAGCTTCATTCATCCAAGCACCACCATCAGCTTCAAAGATTGCACATTCTATGCCTTCATACTTTGCATCCTTTAATCTGAAGATAAATTCAGAAACAGGCTGTGAAACTTCAACAAATGTTCTATATGGTCTAAGCTTCACAGGATTTGGAACTATTGCTTCACCCTTTGATGCAATGCCTGTCTTAACAGAAGCCTTCTGTGTCACACCATCATCACCATATTCTGCAATAGTTCTATTCTCAACAGTTCCTGCGAACTTCAAGACAAGTGCCTTGTCTGTAGAAGGATCATCAACAAACTTAGCCTGTAAGCCTATAACAAACTTCTCTTTCTCAGTGAATGAATTGAAAGGGAACACAGGAAGGGAAGCTACAACCCTAACAAGCTTTTCCCTTTTTCTATCTTCATCAAGTGCTGAATAAAGCTCAACTTCTGTAGGGCTTACAACCTGAATAATCATCTTTTCTGACATTGTATCTACCTTAGATTTGATATAGGCAACAAGGCTTGATAGTGTTGTCATTTCAATGGCTGCTGCTCTTGGTATATGCTTACCAATGCGCTCAAGGCTTTTATCTGAATATGTATCACCATGAATCTCTAATAACTTTGCTTCCTTCATTCCTACTATGTACTGTAATGCTTCCTTAATCATAATTTTCACCTATTTAACCTTTCTTACTGTCCTATTGCTTTTCTGAAATCTACAACTGTGTTTTCCTGCACAATTTCACCTGTTTCTGTGTCAACAACCTTATCTTCAATAATCTGCTCGGTCTTATAATCATTGATTGACATTTGCCCCTTAATCTGCTTTCCATACTCTTCAGCATAGGTTTCACCTGTTTCAAGGTTCTTGCCAATAGCAAATGATGTTGACATTGGTGTCTGTGGTGCAAGCTTTTCTACAACTGCCACTTCAACATGAACATCATCCCTTGCTTCATTCTGTGTGAAGTCAAGTTGAATGGTAATCTTGCGCTTGTTCTTGTAGGATGTATTCACATCCTGAAGGTTATCAATAACCTTTTCAAATGCCTTACTGAATTTTTCCTGTAAAGCTCCACCTACTAAATCTTTTAATTCCACTTTGTTCATATGTTTCTACCATCCTTTCTTAGTTATTACCAAACAATGCAGCCTGTGCATCCTGTGGTGCATCCGTCTGTGTCTGTGTTGGTTCTGCTGGTGTTTCCTCAACCACTTCTGCATCTATCACATCACTATCAATCACATCTGCTTCTGATTCAACATAACTCTTTGTGCCATCTTCCTGTGTAAATGTCATATCAGATTCAAAAGCACTCTGAAGCTCTATTGACATAATGCCCCACTTACTTATTAACTGGCGCAACATAGTCTTGTATGCCATATTGTCAAAATTCTTGTACCAAAAGCTTGAATACATCCATGCATCCTTTGCATCATATTTTCCTGCTTCAAAGTCAGCGAATGACACCTTTGTTTTTGTTCCAGCCTTTGTACTGATTGTTGTTGCATCCTTAGAGAATGAAGGGCTGAACTGGTCAGCATGAGATAACATCTGCTTCTTTGACCAATAGATTGCCTTTCTGAATCCGTTTGTAAGCTCAAACATTGCATAATAGCCTATTGTTGGTGCTGCTTCTCTTTCATCCCACTTATCAACCATAAGATTGATTTTTATATCCTCATTCAATGGATCGAAGTACTCAAGCTCGCCTTCTTTAATAGCAAGGACATTAAGCTTCTTATACTGTCCACTTCTGATTGCAAGCTGAATATATCCCTTATATCCAAGCTGGAATGTGGCTACCTTGCCCCTTTCCTTATCATTGAATGGTACAAGGTAGTAGTGTCCAAGCTGTGGTGATGGTGAAAGCTTCAATGATTCACCAAGCAATGCACCTGATAAGATACTCTGATTTGTACATTCCTGAAGTGCAGGATTTGTATTTACTGCCGATACAATAGCACTGATGAACTTCTGACCATCCTTGCCACCTATTACACTATTAATCTGTTGCTTAACAGCATCATTTGTTAAATATGCTGTGATTCCTAATCTCTGATTGCTCTTTGCTTTTGTTAATGAATTGCTAACTGCCATACTATTCACCCATTCCTTTTATAATTATTTTCATAATCTCACTTGCTGTATTTATATCCTTTTCTTTTAAAGCCTGTGTTTCTGTCACAACCTCTTCTTCTGTCATTGCTGATGTTTTAACAACTTTAGCAACTAAATCTTCTGCCATATCTTTGCCATAATTGTTTGTAATATTTTCTCTAAATTCAGTCAAAATAACAGATATATCAGCGCATATTTCAGCTGTTGAACCTACCATACACACTTCTCCCATCTTTGTTGTAATCATATTTCACACCACCTTTCTAAAAATGCTTAAACGTACTATCGCGAAGTTTCCTGAACTTTTTTCGTGTTCTGCTGATGCTTACTGCACTTATCACCCAAAGCACAACACGAAGTGCAACTGCTATAATTTCAGGCAGAAGCACAAGCCCAATCTATAGTGCCGACAATCTTCAAAACAATAAAAACAATCGTTAAAACCTCTGTAAATCCCATAAGTTCACCTATTCCTTTCTACCAATCCTCTTTTTCAGGTTCAAAACTCACCTTCACAGGCATCTTATATGAATTTTGCGTACCTTTTAACATTGTTTCAATGAATGCTTCTGCTGTGCGCTGTTTGAACTTTTTAGTGCTTAACTGTCTTGTGATTTCTTCCACAAATTGTGGCTTATTTTCTTCGATAATCTTTTCCATCTGTTCACGAACAGTTTTTTCTATTGTCTGTTCAGCCAAGTATTGAAGGTATGGCTTTGACTGGTAGCTGTCTTTTCGACAAGGTTTTCCAGTACTATCAACATACATATTGACAACACTATCAACTGATGATTTAACGATTTTTTCAGGTTCTCCAAGTGCCTGAACAATAGCTGCTCTTACAATTTCGGTCACTGATGCTTCAAGATATTTTTCATCAAGTTTCAAATCTACTCCGATCATATTTCCCATAATCTCACCTACTTTCTACACTGCCTTGAACTCTATGTTTCTATCATCAAAGAACTGCTTCAGTTCCTTTGCCTGATCTACTGTCATAAATGCCTGAAATCTCACCCACTGCTTTGCAGGTGCTTCTTCCGCTGGTGGATTGATGAAGCCTTGCTGTGCTGGATGTGGTACATCTTCAGGCTTGACAATTCTTGCCTTTGATGCTTCTTCTCTCAATCTTTCCTGTTCTGCTTCGTGTGCAGCCTTCGCCTTTGCTATTTCTGACAGCCTTTTGCCCTCATTTAAGGCTCTGTTTATATCAAGGGTAGATTTGTATACCTCTGTTGCTTCAAAGCCAAATTCAGGCAAATTCTGAAGTGTGGCAAGGTCATTTGTAATCTGTTCAAGCTTGCTGTTGATTTCATCCTTAATTGATTTCATACTTGTGGATGCATTCAGCCACTTGTCACTGAATATCTTTGACATATGTAACCATTCAGGATGTTCAGTTGTATTGAAGAAGCTTGTTATACTGTCAAGCTTGTCCTGTTTCTGCTTCTCTTCATATGCCTTAACCTGTGTATCTATCAGTGCCACTGGCTTATCAATGATGCTTATAATCTCATTGAACTTTGCCTTTGTGTCATTGAATGGCTGCATATACTCTTTTTCAAGTCTGATGCGCTCGTCATTCAATGCCTTCTTCAGCTTGTTAAGGCTTGCCCTATCATTCTTTGCATCCTTAATCTGTTCATCTGTGTACACCAAATTTGTGTACATTGTTGTTTTTTCAATCAATTCCTGCTTTAACTCTTCATAGTTAAAAGTAGGTGTTGAAGGTGTTTGAAATTCATCAATTCTTAATTCCATCTGCTTAATCTCCTTTTCTATCTTTTTGTTGTATTTTCAAAAATGGCTTTGCCATCCTTGTCATAAATGATGGTTTTTAAATAATCACCATCTGCTACACACTCAATAGAAGCGCACTTCTCAATGCATCCATTATTGCGCTGTGTCAGATTTAGGATCATTCCACCATCTTTTCTACTAGAACCACCTGACAGGTTTGTTTTCCTTCCGTCAATGTTGCCCTGTATGTAAAAATTTCTTACCATTGATACCTTCTATGATGTTTTGTGTTGGTATCTTTTGTGCTTTATTAAATTTTGCATTCGCAAATATCTACAATATGCTTGCATAAAGCTTCAGGAATAACACTTCTTTCCTTACTGCCTTTCAGCCCTTGTGTGCCTGTCTTGGATCCCCTTGGTGCTTTCTCATGGCATGGATCCCCATTCTTGCACATAGGTTTGAATTGTGGATTTGGATGGTTTGTCCAAATGTCAGTAGGCTTCATTCGACTATCACCATACTGGCAATATGTCACAGTGTATCTTGGCAGCCCTTGCATCCATGACATTTTCCTCATTCCACCTCTTGGATTCTCTATAAAGTAGAATTTTGGTTGTAATTCTTTAATAAGCTCCAAAACGTGCTTATCAACCATGTCACAAAATTTTGCATAATCACTCACAGGTTCAAGATTCCCTGTAACTTCATCCCTTCTTCTATGATGACTAATTGCTGCAATACTGAATGTTGCACAATCAGGTGAAGCCCATATCACATCAGGCTTGCCGAATTTTTGAAGAATATCATCTACTGTCACAGTGCTTATATCTGCGTAAAGATTGATATTTTCAAAATTTTTATCCCATTCAACAGAAAACACTTCATGCCCTCTAGCTTCAAAAGCTTTGCCTATGCTTCGTGTTCCTGCAAAAAGTTCTAATACTTTCATACTTCTCTTTTCCTATACTTCAGGCAACAACAATGCAGGTCTTTTTCTCTCCTGTACCTGTTGCCAAAATCTCCTTTCTGAAGATTCCAACAATTTTATGTCCTCTTCTACCTCGCTGCGCTCTATCCTGTAATGTTTCGTTTGCAGATAGATTTCGCCATTAAATTCATACTTCAACTGTGCCTTCAATACTGCAAAATCAAATTCTGTAACCATCAGATAGTGCAGTATCTGTATGTAGTAGTTGTCAGGTATTCTGTCCTTCCACTTTTCCTTCTGCATACTCTGTAGAATGTTTGTGGTCTTAATTTCAAGAATGCCCTTTCTAGTGATAACCTCTGTACTATCATCAATAGCAACCTTTTCTTCAAGCCAACCATCCAGCGAAGCATGAGCATATGGGTACTTGTCATTAGTCCACATATTGTTTTCTTCATAGAACACTTGATATTCAGGAAAATCTAGCTTGAATAGTTCCCTTAGATGCTGTTCAGCATTTGTGCCATATTTCACATAAGGTTGTTCAGAAATATCTTCAGCTTCAAGTTGTCCTGTCTTTATTTGCCACAGTTCAAGATTTGTTCTATATGGATTCATACCAAGGATTGCTGAAGCATCACTGCCACCTATCCTGCGCCTGTTAGCAAGCCATTCTTCTCTGTTTTTTAAAACAATCATTTCAACTGACATAATCATCCACACTCTTTCTGAAAAACCTATCTAAGCAGGTTTCACAAATCACTTCGCCATTGATTTCATAATAGAAATCATCTTGAACAGGTTCATCACAATATGTACACACAGGAAGCTTGTCCAACTGTGCCTGCTGCTCTGCTTCGTGTCTTTCAAAGTCTGCAAGTGGATCATCTGTGTATAACATTTGTCACCACTCCATCTTCAATGACAAATTCAAAGCCTAAACCATTAAGCACATACAAATCTACTAATGTAGCCTGTCCACCATAAATAAGCTTTTCATCCATCATTTCACCTACTTTCATATACTTCTGCATATTGCACACCGAACTTCAAAGCTTCCTTGTGGCTATTGAAGAAAATATCAATGTGCTTTCCGTCTACTGCGCCACCACAATCTTCTGCTATGTACTCCTGACCATTTATGACCACTGCTGTTCCGTATGGAATTATATTTGGATCAACTGCAATCGTTCTTCCTTGTGTAGCTGTTGCGCCTGTGGATGTTTGTGTTCCCCATTGACCTGAACACTTCTTGCAAGGACAATATGCAGTTAATTTGAACACACCCAAATTCACAAGCTCTGCTGTAAGTTCTTCTGTTGTCTGTTCCTTGGTTTCTTCTTCCGTTGTAGGCTGTGCAACTATCTCTATAGTTACAGGCTCAATGGAAGCTGTTGTGTTATTCTCTGAATAAGCTTCAGCCAGCCTTGGTTGTTCGTGCTGGCTTGCTACAATCAATGTAAATACCAAGCCTATTGTTGCACCTATAGCTGTATTAACTACATTCTGCTTTTTCAACCTTTATCACCTCTTTCATAAATATTGCTACCTGTCTTTTAAGCTCGTTCATCCTTCTTGCCCTTTCTTCTTCAGTGAGATCAGGAATGTGAACCCTAATTATGCAGTTTGATTTTTTATACTCTTTAACCTCTTTATATGTAATTTCCTGACCTACCATAAGATTTAGACACTTCCTTTCTGCTGATATATCAGCCTATGTCGGTACTGCTTGGACTAATGCGTGTTGTTCCTTCTGTTCTTTTGTTGTTCTTGGAGTGTCACCCATCTACAATTAGAAGGCTCATAATTTCCATTCACATCTTCCCTATCAATAGTCAAATCGTCTGCATAACCATTGGCTATTGACCATTCATAGAAGGCTTGAAAACTGTTTTTCCATTCGTCACAAACTGTGATTCCTCTGCCACCATAATTCTTAAATTCTTTCCTGTTTGAATTTCCGCAACGCTGCTTCATGTTATCCCAAATCGTATATAATCGTGTTCGTGGTTTGCACATACCATGTACATGGTTTCTTTCCAAAAGGCGGTCTACAGAAAGACAACCACATGATTTTGTTGTTCCATTCCTTAATGAAGTTCCGTTTAATGGCACAGTGACAGTTCCACAATCGCATTTACAAATCCAATAAATTGTTGCGTTTTTTCGAATGCTAGATTCTTCAATAACTGTCAACCTTCCAAATCGTTTTCCAATCATGTCTATTTTTTTTGACATATTGCTCCTTTCTCTTTAATCCGCTTTTAGCGAATCTGATGGTAAAAAAATAAGATCGTCATAAGTAACCTTATACAATGCGCAAATAAGGTCAATTTTATCAGCTTTTGGCATACTCAAGCCGTTTTCCCACTTACTTAATGTTTTGTTACTTATTCCAAGTGCTGTAGCAGCTTTCTTCTGTTGCATCTTTACATTCGTTCTTGCTGCTCTCAATGTCATTTTAGCCATTTTTTTCACTCCTTTCCTATTCGCCTAAAGTGAATCACAAAGAGAGAATACTATATCAAAATAATTTTGTCAACACCTAAAGCGAATTTTTTTACAATTTACATTTACTTTTAAGCGAATTTGGTGTAAAATCTTTTTACAACTTAAAAAAAGAGGTGAAATTATGAGTAATATCGGAAACAAAGAAACAATGGCAAAAAATATTCTTTACTATTTGGATAAAACAGGACAAAGCCAAAAGGAACTTGCTGAAATTGTTGGTGTTGCTGCATCTACTTTTAATGATTGGGTAAAAGCGAAGAAATATCCAAGAATAGACAAAATTGAAATCATGGCAAATCATTTTGGTATTCTGAAATCAGATTTAATAGAGGAAAAATCAGAAGAAGATAGGGAAATGCAAGAAAAAAATAACACCCTAGTGAGTGTTATTCTGCGCTTGCGTACTGATAATGAATTTCTCTCTGTAGTTGAAGTGTTAGCTACTCTTGATGAAGAAAAGCTTCGTGGTGTTAAGCAGATGTTAGCTGCTTTTCAAAAGTAGTTTCCAAATAAGGTCGAGCAAAGACAAATCATTGCAATGCTCTAATAGTTCAGTGATTTTTGCTATGTACTCTGTTTTCATAATACGAAGCCCCTTTCTTGCAAAGAACAAATGTTCTGACAACATTATATAATCAGAATGTTCCTTTTGAATAGTGTTAATTTATGCCATTCACGTTTGCTAGTAAGGTTATATTACTCCTGTATATGTTTAAAAAAAAGCTTAAAATTGTAAAATCAATGTAAAATCAAAGGAGATTATCATATGAATTACGATTACAAATTCCAATTTTTAAAAGAGCTTACACCCGAAGAAATATTAGACTACCTAAGAAAATCAAGGTCTGATGATCCACTTTTGACAGTAGAAGAAGTATTGCAAAAACATGAATCAATACTTGATGAATGGGCTGTAAAAAATCTTGTGGTGAA